ATTAAACCAGTATATACTGGGGTCATCTCAATTTTTACTTTTGGATAGGGGAGAGTCGTTAGACCCTCCCTTTTCCTTTTTTATTCTATTAGATATTCTCAAATGATGCTCCTGTTGGAGTAATTAAGAATTCTACATCAATGAATTCAAGAGATCTAGTTGGTTTAACGTAAATCTTACCTCTTAGTGTATTCGCGTCTATATCTTCTGGATCGTTAGACACTACTACTCTAAATTCGTATAAACCTCTTTCTTTCTTAATAGATTCTAATATTGGATTAACCAATCTTAAAAATTCATTTCTCACTTGTTCGTCATTTTGTTCAAATAACAATCTAACCGCCACCGCTGAAATTAATTTTCTTGCTCTTAATAATAATCTTCTTACGTTGATTCTGTCAAGTGCAGATTCTCTAACTTGTAATGTTTTATTACCCCAAATTATTGTTCCCGTATCTGAGAATGTTGCAATTGGGTTAATTCTTGCATTATATAAGTCATCTCTATTATCTAATGTTAACTTCTTTCTCGCTTTGATTGAGTTTACCAAACCTCTTTGGTACCCTGCTACTGCGAACCAAGGATAAGAAACATTATCGGTCAATGCAATGTTTTTAACAACTTCACCTGTTGGTGGAATGTATAATTGAGTCGCATTGTCCCCGTCTCTTACTTGTATCCAAGGCCAATATGTTGCTGTATAGTTAGTATCTAAATCAACTTCATCCAATTGGTCAACTATTTCGTCAACATCTGAAGTATTAGGAGAATTAGCAATATATAAAGAATCCGCTCTATCACCTTCAATCATATCAATTGCTTGATTAGTTAATGAACTGTGATTATAGAAATCTAAACCTGGAGTTGCAAATATATTAATGTCTACCGCTTCAGGATTAGAGAATGTTTCGATTCCCGCTAAATATGAATAGTAATCTGAGTTTCCAACAGTATCACTAAATACACCCTGATTAGATGTGTGTCCACTTACATAAGTGTTTTTACCGAAGATATAACCATCCCCATTTGTTCTTGTTCCTCTATAGATATCCCAACCATCAAAACCACCACAAACTGTGAATGTGAATTTTCTGTATGATTTAGTTTCTAATAAACCTTTATTGTTTCCTTCTAAATCGTATGGTGTTGTTTTAAAACCTGATATACCAGACGCTTGACTTGAAAGGTGGAAACTATGTGAGGTTGAACTCGCAGCGTTTCCTTTATATTCAAATAAATCTCTATCAAAACCAATTTGAGATGATAAACCTAAAGTAACTTTTCTGATTTTATCCCCGTTAGTTTTTTGTTCTGTACCTTGTGAGTTATAAGAAATAACATCACCCGCTACATTATATTTTGTTTTAAATAATATATTACCAACTTTAGATGTACCTAAGATATCTGATGTAAATCCTTTAAATCCTGCAGGAAATGCATCCACAGGTGCTTCTTCAGCCATGTTCAACATTATATATTTTGAACGTAACTCATATTCACCATCTGCAGTACCTATCTTTTTAGCAATGTAACCAGGTAAATCAGGGTTCATTGTACATCTTGAGAATTTTTCAAGTACTGAAACGTTATTATCAGTATCATTGAAGTCTCTAATAATCATATCAAACTCACCTGAATCAAGGTCAATGTTTTGAACTTGTATTTTTAATTGTGTGTTCGCTGCGTCCCCATCGGAAATACTAATCACACTAAATAAGTCAGAAACAATACCACCTCTCACTTCAGATACAACTGTTGGTGATGCTGGTGTTTCCCACTGATTTAAATAATCATTACCCACATTATGTGAGATATGGTCAATATCTAAACCTCTAACAAGTCCTTGACCGTAAAGTGCTGATAATAATTTCGGGTACTCTTCAAAAACATAAAGAGGTACTTCATTTTTCTTCTTATCGAAATTAGTGTTACCTAATACTTTAGAAACATACTTGGTAGATGATGTGTTCAACGTACATGTAAATGACTTAGCACCACTCGTAGAACCTGTAACACTAAGTGTAAATTCTGATAGTGGGTCAGTCCCTAAAGTAGATGATGTAACATCTACGTCAGTTGATAAACCTAATTCAAGTTTTAATGTTTGTCCTTGGTATGATCCTCTTGATCTCAATGATAATACCACTATATTGTCGTAGTCAGAATTTACTTCCGCCCCATATTTAAATTGAGTTATTTTAAACCCGTCTGCCGTTGCGTCAAATACGAAAAGGTATGAATATACCCCGTCGACATCCCCAAGACCATCTACTGAGAAGTACGTATTGTACCAATTGTTATTGTTGTTTGTACCTATTGGACCTGACACCTCTAAAGATGAGTTTAAACTCACTGTCTCTGAACCATCAACTAAACCAATAGTAAACCATGTTCCGTCAACCACAGTAAGACTATTAATAGAATCAACAATACTGTCTCCGTCATTCGCCACCTTTCCTGAAAGATCTGATGCGAATGTACTTGTGGAGATATTTGTTGAAGTTCCTGAAAGTGAGTCTACTGTATTTGTAGTTCCACCTGTAAGGTCTACTGTTATTCCCCCTAATGTTTTAATTGCGTATGTTATTTTTGGTACGTAACCCGTTAAACCTAAAACTCTTGTTACGAACAATTGGTTAGATTCTTGGAGGTATGATTTTGCAACATAACCCAACTCGTATTTTGGATTACCGTCCGAAAATTTGGTTGGTGAAGTAGGTCCAAAATATGTTTTGAATTCGTCAAAATTTCTTATTAGAATTGGTTCAAATGCAGGTCCTTTTAGTGCCTCACCTGATAACCCTAATGTGGTCACACCCACACTTTGTGCTACGAACGTTAAATCCTTTTCTGAGGTATATACACCTGGAGAAACGAATACTCTGTTTGAATTTGCCATCGATTAACTTTAATTATAAATTTTTATTGTTTACTATAAATATCTTAGTTTTTAGTAAAGAGTTCCCAAGTTTTCTATTTTAGGATATTTAAAGATAATTTTTTATCTATATTTATCTTTATGAGCGACAAAAACCCCAAAAACATCAAAATAAGTCAAAAACACCACGATATCTTAAAAAAGTATTGTGACGATAATGGTTTTAAAATTTATAAAGTTGTGGAAAAGTGGATAGAAAGTAATTGTGTGGACCGAAAAAGAGGTTTATATGGTGAATAGGTTTCTGCCAATTAAAATTGTAAACCTTGTTCTACGCACTTTGATTTCTGCCAATTAAAATTCAAAAAATATCCCAGTAGTTTTTTTATAAAACCCAAAAAACCCAGTGGGTTATTTTATAAAACCCAAAAAACCCAGTGGGTTATTAGAATAAATAAGTAATACCTATTCTTGATCCGACTCGAGGAGTACCATTTAGTGTTACTTCAGTACCACCCGTAATATCGAAATCACTACCTTCTTCTAATAATAGACCGTTTAAATCTAAACTAATAACACTATCTATATTGTTTGTTGTAGTAAATGAAAGACCACCTCCTGAGTAATCAAAATATTCTGTAGAAACCTGTCTCACATTTCCGTCGGAATCTACAAAAACACTTGACCTACCTTTATAATATGTTATAGTTACTTTAGCCCCATCTCTTGGAGGTTCAACAAAACTTATTTTAGATGTCAAAGAAACGTGGTTGAATTCAACACCTCTCTCTTGTAACAAACCATTAATTGTTACATTAAATAGAATACCTATTGTTTCACCTACACTGAAAATTGTTTGGACACCATCGGCAGTAAAGTTAGCAACTGTAATCTCTAAGTTTTTGGTGAGGTATTTTTTCTCAAAATTATTACTTTGGATAAATTCGTTCATTAAAAACAATCTACTAACCGCAGGTTTTACTTCAAACTCTTCGTCATCTATGATAAACCCTAATAATGTAAATTTATAGTTTTGAACATAAAATCTTCTTGAGTCTAATTCTACAGGTGTATTGTCTTCAATACTATCTAACACTATTGGAACATAATGTCCCTTAACAGTTGTATACGCTTGTCTAGAAGAAAACTTTTGTAATATTGTTTGATTAAATTTATTTAAATCTCTGAATCTTGAACAAATAATAGTGATTTCATAACTTATATCAATAGGTACAGGTTGAGGTATTTTATAAATATCCGCACCAATTTGAGTACCATTCCATGTTGGTACGGTGGCATAATGAAATTGTTGTCTATCGGGTATTGTTCTTTGTAAACTTGGGTTAGTACCGAGTTGAACATCGGGTTTTCTGATTACACTAATAAAAGGTAACGACGGATTACCATCTAAATTGGCAAAATCCCATGTGTTGGTAAATTCACCCCAACGTTGCGTAGTTAAAATTTTAGGTATAATTGGTATTTGTGTCCCGCCAGAAATAACAACAAAGTTCTTTTTGACAAAATCTAACATACCCAAATCTAAATCATCGTGTAATACCGAGTCAGGAAGAAACGAATCACCCTCAGTGATTTTATCTAATAATTCCTGTCGTCTACCCATTAATTCATTTCCTTGGTAAACTTTTATGTCATTTTTTCTTTTAGGTATTGCCATTATATTCCTCTAAATTCCGACTCTTCTGCCGGTACACATGTTATTGTTCTGTAGTGTGGTTTAAAACCAAACATATTATGTCTATTATCTGAAGTAACCTTACCATCATTCGAGACCGTGTAATATCTAATTTTATCTTCGGTTTCAGGATATGCAATAAAATCACCATACTTTATATCAACCCCTAAATCTTGTAAATGATTAATATAGACAGATACAGTCATATTGCCGGGCTCTATGTAACGAACTAAACCAGGTTTATATGATTGATTTTTAGGTGCCTCTATTTTAACTAACGCATTGAATTCGATAGGTGGAAAAAACTTAATCTGATCCTTACCAACCTCAGCATATACCGCATCGGTATCTGTACTCTCAGTATCAACACGATAGAGAACCAATTTCATATTTAAATCTCCGTGAAGATACTCTTGACCTATTTGAATGTTAAAGTCGAAGTCCTCTTCAGAGAAGAATTTACTCATTCTTTTAATTGGTAATTTTTTACTCATATAGATAAATAGTTTAAAAACTGATTTGAATTCCTTATATTTAGTTTATAGATGGGAAACTTATTACCCGAAATACAAGCGAGGGAGATTGTAACAGGATATACAGGTTATAATAACCATATATTGGACTTAAAACATAAATTCGAAAGATCGAAAAATTATAGTTTAACTCGTCCACAATCTGACTATATCATAAAATATCATGAGGTAGTGCCTAAGGTTGCTCGAAAGTATCTCGGAATTGCGAGGTCTTTTGGAACTAAACTACAAGAAGATCGATTACTTATGTCCCCCGTCGAAGAAGTGTGGGTGGAAAAATTATTATGTGAGAGTGATAAGGCATATAATATATGGGGTAACTTAACTAAAGAAATGAAACCCATTTCTATGTGGATACCCAAAGCGTCCGTCATTCAAGAGGAAAAAACATTAGACCGTGAAGTAGATTACAGTCCATACTCTCACAGACCTCCAATGGAACACCAAAAAATAGCAATAGAGAAGTTATTGGCAAACAATAAGTTTATCCTTGCTGATGATATGGGGTTAGGGAAGACCACAAGTACAGTTATCGCATCTTTGGAGAGTGACATTAAAAAGGTATTAATAGTTTGTCCAGCGTCCCTTAAAATCAATTGGAAGAGAGAAATAGAACTTTATTCAGACGAAAATGTATTAATCGTTGAAGGAAAGAAGTGGGGATCCACTTTTAAATATTATATTATAAATTATGATATATTAAAAAACTTTCACACCACAGAAAATACAGAGGATAGTGATGCATATAAAATAATACTAAATGAAGGTTTTGACCTTGCAATAGTTGACGAAGCTCACTACATTTCAAATAGTCAAGCACAGAGAACAAAACTGTTAAATGATATACTTGCAAAAATACCCAAGGTTTGGTTACTTACGGGAACACCAATGACCTCAAGACCAATTAATTATTTTAATTTATTAAAAATAGTAAACTCACCCCTAACACTTAATTGGAAGAGTTATGTTTTAAGGTACTGTAAAGGTTACCAATTTAGGGTGGGTGGACGAAAAATATGGAATACGAGTGGTGCAAGTAACTTAGACGAATTAAGAGAACAAACCAAGGCGGTGGTGCTAAGAAGAATGAAAACCGATATATTAGATTTACCTGAAAAAATTATTTCACCAATATGGTTAGAACTAAAGAATTCTTTTTACGACGATGAACTTACGGAGTTTCTAAGAATAAGTAAGGAGAACAGGAAAAAAGAAAGTCTTACGGTTACCCTTAATCGATTAATGAAATTAAGACAACTTATTGCAATTGAAAAAGTTGACCACACGTGTGAATTGATTGATAAAGTATTAGAACAAGGTAGGAAGGTAATTGTATTTACTAATTTCACTATGTCTTTAGATATGATTTATGAAAAGTATGGAAAGAAGGCGGTAGTCTTAGACGGTAGAATGTCTAAAGACAGAAGACAACAATCTGTCGATCGATTCCAAAACGAAGATAAAGTAAAGATTTTTATAGGTAACATCAAAGCGGCGGGAGTTGGGATTACTCTAACCGCGGCAGACACTGTTATTTTTAATGACTTGTCGTTTGTTCCTGCAGATCATTCACAAGCAGAGGATAGGGCATACAGATATGGACAAAAGAATAGTGTACTTGTTTATTACCCTGTTTTTGAAAATACTATCGAAATGACAATATATAATATTTTACAGAAAAAGAAAGAAATTATAGATCAAGTAATGGGAGATGGAGAATATTCGGAAAGTTTTGGTAGTGAGTTAGTTAAAAATATTAAAACGTAGAACACACAATTAGACTTTTATTAAACGAATAAATGTTACCACCAGTAGTTTTTGTTGAAAC